AACTCTGCTTCTTCCATATCAGCAAAGCCTAGTTGATTATATTCTTCGTAAGTTAAGTAAGGCATAAGCTAACCTCCTAAAAAGAGGAAAGCTTATTCGCCTTCCTCTTTCTTTTTGTTGTCAATACGCTCTAAGAATTTGCCATCCCACTTTTTCAAGTTCTCGATGGCTTCATTGGCACGCTTGACCGTCATTTCAATTTCTTGGTCCTTCTCGTAAATCTCATTGGTTTCAATGTCTCTAAACTTCTTTAATACTTTATAGAGAGCCATCTACTCACCCCGCTGGAACTGGTTCTACGACTTTAATTACAGCCTTTTTGTTAGCTGGTAAAATGAATTCCCCTGCTTTACCTGCACCTTGTAATGCAACGCCATCAAAATCCTCAGATTCGATTGTTCGAGATGTATTAATACCAGTAAACTGTTTACCAACACCAGCAATAGAAGTATAAGCATATTCACCCGTTTGAAATTTAGTTTCTGGAACTTCTTTGATGCGGAAACCTTTGAAAGTGATAATTCCATTTTCGTCAATATTTGCAGATGAACCCTTAGCACTTGTTGTTAATGGATGGTCAACAATAGCATTATATAAAGCTGGTTTCACCCACGCGATTTTTGTTCCAATGGCTTCCATGTTTACATAGGCCGTTGATAAATCATTAAACAACTTTAACACCGCGTCGTTGGATAAGTCAGCTAATTCAAATGTTTGGTCTGCTACCTGAGAAATAAATAAACCGCCATGATTGTCAAACATTTGAATCTTAGCTTGTGCTTGTAAATCCAGTCTGTCTGCAACAGTTGCATCGAAGTCATTGTTCACAGTGTGACGATCAATACCTTCATGGAATGCCCACTCCCATGTATAAGGAACATCGGTGTCCGTATAGATAATTTCTTTACGTGGGCCGAATCGAGACGAATTGCCTGTTCCTGTTCCAAAACCTACGTTAGCGTCTTTATTGTACTCCGTGCCAATAACCACTGGAATATCACTAGTTTTGATTGAGAACGCTGTTTTATTATGAGTAACCCCATCTAATGCTTCAAGCCCACCGCCGAAAAATTCAGCAAAGTAAGCTTGTTTCCGGTATACTGCTTGCAATAATTCTTTAAACTGTTTTTGATAACTGCGTACTGCTTGATTATTATTTTCTCCTGCCATATTGCATTACCTCTTTTCCATTATTTATATTTTGCTAGCTTAGCAGCAAATGGATCATTATCTTTATTTCCTTCTGTTTGATGTTTTCCTGTTGTAAATGTTGGTTTTTGTTCTTGTTGTTGCTGTTGCTCTTCATCAAATAAATAAGGATCACTTTCTTTCAATGCAGATAACTGATCATCAAGATTAAGCAATTTTTCACCATCTAGCTTAATCTTTTCTAAATCAAGAAGAGCCTTTACTGCTTTCGGATTTTTAACTTTTGCACCTGTCAAAGCTTTCTCCAAACTAAAATCAAATGCTTGTTTTTCTAACTTTTGTTGTAATTCTTGAGTAGCCGTTTTATTTTCTTCTTTCAACCGGTTGATTTCTGCTGTTAATTCTTCGTTGTCCTTGACCTTTTTGCCAAGTTCAGCTAATTGGTTATCACGTTCTGTCAATTGCTCTTTTAAGCTGTCTCTTTCAGTCGTGATAGCGTTTAGCTGTTCTTTTGTGCTATTTACCACTTTTCCATGAGCTGCCATAACCTTTTCGATTTGCTCATCGGATAAACCTAATGCTTTTAACTCTTCTCTATTCATCTAACATCTCTCCTTACATTGTTTTTACGTGGTCATGTCCACGATGGGATAGTTATTTAACGCATAACTGCGGATGACTGCATAATAAAAAGACAGTTTAATGACTTATCTAGGTCAAGTAGCTAATATATACTACTAACAGTATGAATTACTTCCTTTTATCCAACAAATTCTGGCATTTTCTCACACCCCTATGAATGATTTCCTCCACGAACGATAACTCGTTCTTTGTCATAGCGACGAATCAATTTATTTTCTCTTACAAACTCTCTTAAAACAGCCTGTCGATTTCTTACAAGTCTTTTATAGCGTTGAATTGTTTCTTCATCGCCGATTTCCTCGGCCAGCATTAATGAACGCTTTGCTTTACGAACCATTCGCTCGTAATAGCGTTGTTTCTGCGACAATTCACGGTTACGAGCCATTGTTGCTTCATCATATTGAGGTTGGTTATTGATGTTTAACTTTTCAACGTATGGGTAAAACATGTGCCTACAGTTAACCCCTCGTAAACCTCCAGGTTCTCCATATCCAAATTCATAAATTGATGGATAACGTGATGTATTTTCTCCTGGTGGTTTGATGGATGCAACCCTTCCCTGAATCGGTGCACATGCTTCCCTCGGGTCAGGATGACTACTAACTAAAACAAGATCCACACCGTAATCTTCCATTCGTGACATTCGTAATTCGTTGTAAGTACGATTGACTGTCGAACGAATGACTGTATCTGCATAGCGTTCTAAGCTCCATACATGCCCACCTTTATCAATGAACGCTGTTTCTATACCCTTATCTGCCCATTTTATGACCGTTTCAGCGATTGCCTTATTAATTGTCGTGGTACCTGCCAAAACCCTACCAGTTGTCTCCTCAACGATTTTGCGGTACATTCTTGTAACAGTGCCCTCACCGTAATTTGTAGTAATTAATGTTTGATTGACAAAGTTATCAATCTCCCGGAAAGTCTGCTGGACATAAGTCGCTAGAATCGTATCAATATGATTCAAGATTGGCAAAGGTTCAAAGGCATATTTCAACTCACTATCTACACTTTCAATTGTTCTGTATCCAACTTCCTCAATTGCTTTGACGATTTCTTTTTCTGCTAATCCAGTAGCTTTGGCCAATGCTTTTATAGTCTCTTGATTAAGCATTCTTAATTCTTGCATTCTTTCAATTTGCCAGTGCAAAATATCATCTTCGCTAATACGTCCACCTGCTTTTAACCGCTTTGCTACTAAAAGAAATATCTCATCCTCTAAAGCACGGTAAATGTCGGCTACGGGTTGAGTGAATAAATCAAGGTTATGTGGAGTGATTTTTGGTTCTTTTGGATCCATTTACATCACTCCTGCGGACCGAACAATGCGCTTTGCGCCCGTAATTCATCTATATCGGGTGACTGCATTTTTTCTTCTTGAATGATTTCTTGCAAGATTTTCAAAGCTTCTTCCTCTGTACATCCGTAAACCTTCATGATGGCCCGTTTTCTCGATTGCAAGCCAGCGTTCACAAGTTGTGTTTGCTGATTGATTTCTGCCCCCTTATCCTCGGCGATAGAATCATCAAACGCTACCGATATTTCAAAATCATTCGGCGCATTAATCAATCCGTAAAGTTCACCGATAGCAATTACCGAGTGAATCAGTTCTTGTATCCCTGATTCTATAATGACTTCATGAGATTGTTTCGACTTGAACGTTTTTGATTGTTCCGAAACAACCTCGGTAGCAGTTTTCATACTTTGGCCATCAAATGTAAAGGTCCCACTCGAAAAACCCGTTTGCATGGCGAATAAGTTCAGTAAAGCATTAATGGCAGCAATATGCTCTTCAACACGTAATTCAACCGAAACATCTTTAAATTCGCTTTTGTCCATGTCACCAAAAGCAAATGCTTCATAAGTTTCGTCGGTTGAATCAAAATAACGAAGTGCTTTACCGCTATCTGGATCAATTACTGTTTTCACCGCATAAGCTGGAACAATAATTCGTTTTCTTCCTAGACGAAACTCACGATGGAATGAATCAAATGCAGTATCAATTGCTTTCAATGTGTCTAGAGCATTGGCAAAAATCGAAATCCCAAGTGGGCTTTGTAAATCGATGTTATTGGCGATGTTGGGTTTGAAATATGCAAATAACGGCTGATTCAAACCGTCTATTTTCACTTCTTCCTCTAAGTCCGGGAAAAACTGTGCTAACGGTACTTTAATGCCTAAATCAGCGCCATTTTGAGATTCATAGACTTCATTTCGGATAACATACTGACCATTCTCCCATAAATGCCATTCGAGATGCGTGTATTTCTTGTCGCGCCGTTTAAACTCATACGGAAAAACCGCTTCATAAATAGTGTCATTGCGCCACGAAATAGGGATAAAACAATCTGCAGTCACGAATGAAAGCATGATACGGTCATTTTCTACATACGGCTTTATCACCATACCACCGTGAGCGAACATGTACTCGATATAGTCCTGGAATTTCTTATCAAACTTATTTCGTTTTAATACTTCAGTGATAAATTCAGCAATTAAATCATCACTAATGCTGATTTCGCATTTTTCGTTATAAACAAGAGAAGCCATCTCTTGCGCCGCCGCTTTTGGCATGTTGAGCGTGAGCATGGTGCGTTCTTTTGTTCCATCGATAGTTTTGTATGTGACTTTGTGAAAAGGTTCGTGATAACCACGATAAAGCGCCTTCCATATCTCTATTTTCTGAAACATTTCATCGTTTATCGAAACATCTTTTAAGTCCGTAATCTTCTCAATTTCTTTCAGCAAGCCCAGCTTCACCAACCCCCTTTTCAGTGCGGTAATTATCCTTTGAAACATTGCATCACC